CACGTTCAATCCATTTACCTTCAGCACATTCATCACGAACTAACTTTTGAAACTCATAAACATTCAAATCAATTGGAACATCAGGATTCAGTTTGGTGTGATCCAACTTACGCATGTAAGTGCCAGAATTGCCCCGTGGTACAACAAGTGCATATTCAATCTTAGGTTGGACACGATAAGCGTGTTCACCAATACGATTAAAGAACGCATCTGGAAAAGTTATTGATTCCAATTTGACATTCATGTCGTTAGTGGTATACAATAACAATTCAGCATTTGAAAAGGTATTTTTATCATGCAAAGCCGCCATATGCAAATGTTGGGGAAAAGTATTGCAAGATCGAATCACTTCAAAAATTTCAGGATTGGCAGCAGTTTTATCATCTTTCATCTGAAAAGCGTCGTCATAAATGACAATCTTCTGACCTTTATATCCATCCCAAAACTCTGTCTCCACTTGTCGTCCATAAACTTGATGGTGAAAATCTTCCTTCTTCATCAGGCCCATAGTACGCAAAACATCAATACACAAAGGATATACCATTTCTGTCTTACCAACACCAGATTCACCAGTAAGCCAAACACAAACAGGACGCATACGTGGACCTCCACCCTTAATAGGTGAACAAGAAACGTACTCAAACAAAGCACGAGCTGGAATCAAAGAACTAGTAACCAAACGGTCCATATCACGATCCAATAAAGGATCAGCTTTGAACTTCAAACCACGATGATATAAACTCTCAGCTTTATTCGCAACAGTAATATCAGTATCAATCTTGTTACGTTGTTCTAACTCAAGAAAAGAACGAACTTCCTTAGCCCATTCATGGATTTCTCCATAAAGACCGTGGAATCTTCGTAATTCTTCTCGAGTCTTGCCAAGTACCAACATTTTCACATAGTCAGTAGCCAAATTGAAATATTCAGAACAATAATCCATAATTTTGGAACCATCCAAAGCTTTTGGAATTAGATCCAAGCGAGAAATAGTTGTCCCAATCCTGCTTACCAGGTATCTTGCGAATACAAAAGAAAGCAATGACGGCAAACAACAATTT